TTACCATCCGTGGTTTGGTCCGCTTGTTTCAGTTATAAGTTCAGTTGTTGGCGTGGGTATAGGGTTTTGGCTCTTTAGTTTAATACTTTCCATACTCCAAAGATAGCCTACAACAGCAATAATCAGCGATGTAATGACTGACACAACGACAGGTACAAAGATGGATTTCAAAATAAAATCTTTGTGATTTTTAAATCTGATTTCTTTGTACATAATTCCTTCATATGTAAGTTGAAAATTGAAACGAATCCTTGTTTGAATATGGAGATTCTTAATATATCCTTTTTGTTCAAGTTTTTCAGCGCATTTTTGGAGAATAAAAAGTGATGAATCAAGGTGCAGAAGTAAATCATCGCTACCAATTACAGAATTATTAATATAATTTTTAATGCAACAATTCAAAAATCTTTTTTCTAGTTTTGTCATAGGTAATCTCTCATTCGCAGTATTCCGACTGGCACTCGGTAATTACATTATATTAGCGATGGAAGAAAAAGGCAATAAACATGTCAAAAGATGAGCTGGATAAACATTGTGATAAAGATAAGGAGGTGGTAGATATGACAATCACAGCATTTAAAACAATCAAAACCACGCCGCCGTATGTATCCAAGTCGTGGATTCAGAAAAACATGGATATGGGGGCCCGGTCGGTAGACACAAGATTCAAAGAAATCAAAGAAGAGACAAAGAGGTATGGAGAATACGCATACATAAAGGACGGTGGCTTCTTTTTAGTTAATTTTCTTGTGTGGGTAGATTATCTGACATACCGCACACGATTAAAGGACAAGAATTTAAGGAAGCATGTACCAGATTTTGACCCGGAGGAAGTGGCCCGCGCTATTGGAATGTACGGGGAGGCAGAATCAGCATGACAAAAGAACATAAGCGTATGCTTGCCTACATTGACCGGGAAATAGAAGTAGAGGCCGAAAAAGCCGCGGCGGCCTCGGCTATATCATCAATCGTGGTGCCGGTGATATTACTAGTATGCTGGATGATAACAGGGTATTGAAACGAGGAGGTGAAGACAGTGTTATATGCAGTAGAAGCAAGAATATTCAACAGCGGTAAAATTGTTGCCAGAGTACGTCCGGCAGTAGATGGAGAGAAATGTGGATGTACAGAGACAAGGAGCTGCGATATATGGGTAGACATTTTTGAAAATGAAAGAGAGGCAAGACAGTTTTGCAATGATTACAAGAGAGCATAAAAAGAGCGCCTTCACAGGCCGGCAAGCCTCAGGCACTCAAACAAATAACCAATTACATTATAACAGATTTGGAGGAAAAATCAAATGGGCAAATTTAAAGTAGGCGATTTAGTGAAAGGGATATCTGATAATTATAATATCACAGATAGAGATATGACAAAGGGAATCGTTAGGAGGGTTTGCGGTGATATTATTACCGTTGAAGTAATAGAGCATAAATCTGGTCGTACCGGAACATTCGAAGTTGACACTAAATACTTCGAAAAAATCGGAGAAGCAATTCCTTTTGACAGAGAAGAATTTTTAAAAATACTTGGCAACAGAGATAAAAAGAAGCTTCTTGAATTTAACCTGAGCGATGCTGACCTGAGCGATGCTAACCTGAGACGTGCTAACCTGAGCGATGCTGACCTGAGCGATGCTAACCTGAGACGTGCTAACCTGAGCGGTGCTGACCTGAGCGATGCTAACCTGAGACGTGCTAACCTGAGCGGTGCTGACCTGAGCGATGCTAACCTGAGACGTGCTAACCTGAGCGGTGCTGACCTGAGCGATGCTAACCTGAGACGTGCTAACCTGAGCGGTGCTGACCTGAGCGGTGCTGACCTGAGCGATGCTAACCTGAGCGGTGCTAACCTGAGACGTGCTAACCTGAGCGGTGCTGACCTGAGCGGTGCTGACCTGAGCGGTGCTGACCTGAGCGATGCTGACCTGAGCGATGCTGACCTGAGCGGTGCTGACCTGAGCGATGCTAACCTGAGCGGTGCTAACCTGAGCCAAACAACCGGCTTGTTGGATGCCATTAATTATCTTGAGGCCCATTTTGAACGAAATAAAGATGGTTATATAGTGTACAAGTCTTTCGGTATATATTACGAATCTCCTGAGAAATGGGAGATTAAACCAGATAGCGTTATCGAAGAGGTCTGCAACACAAACCGGACAGATATTTGTGGCTCCGGAATTAACGTTGCGCCCATTGATTGGGTAAGAAGCGACAATCATGGAAGAATATATAAGCTTCTCATTAGATACGAATGGCTGGCCGGTGTGGTAGTGCCGTTCGGTACAGACGGAAAAATCCGGTGCAGTAGAGCGCAGATTATCGGGCCTGTAGAGGAGTGATAGCATGCACATCCCCAATTATGACCAATTAGTAACAATGACACCGGAAGAATACCGGCAATACATAATACCACACCAGACGCTACAAGAGAGAATAAGTGAGAATAGAAGATTATACGAGGAGGAAATAGAACATGAACGATTTGAGCTTTGATATTATTCAGAAACCGGGCATTATTCACATGAATGTTGAGCCTCTTAAGGCACAATTGCGTGAGAAGATGGAGGAATATGCATCGAAAGTATTTGCCGAGGAAGATAAAAAGGATGCCAAAGATGATTTGGCGTTTCTCCGGAGCATTAAGAAAGCGGTAAATGAGCGAAGAATTGAGGTCAAAAAGGAGTATATGAAACCTTGCGATTTGTTTGAGAAAGAGGTTGCAGAGCTAATTTATTTGATTGATGGACCTATCGGATTGATAAATGGACAAGTAAAAGAATTTGAAGAAAAACGCATAAGAGAAAAAAATGCAGAGATACAGAAGATATATGACGAACTTGTGGAAGATGAGCTACAAGATTACATCCCACTTGAGTGTATTTACGGTACCAAGTGGGGAAATGCCGGTACAACGTTAAAAAGTATACGGCGGGAAATAGAATCCGTAGTAGTTAAAACAAGTGCCGAAATCAATGCGATTAAGGCAATAAATTCTGACAAAAAAGAAGCTGCCCTGAATATATACATGGCTACACGTAATCTTCCGGCCGCAATGAAATGTATTGCTGATTATGAAAAACAGAAGGCTGAAATTTTAATAAAACAGGAGGCTGAACAGGCAGAAAGAGCGGAACGTGAACGTCAGAAGGAGATTGAGCGTATCCGAAAAGAAGAACGTGAACGGATTCGAAGTGAAGAAAAAATCAGATTTGATGCGGAGAAATTGGCTATTGAAGCGTTGAAGACTGTAGATGAAAATGCGGCCGCGCCATTAAGTACTAAAGAATCACAGAAAGTAATTTATACAGTTGTTGCTACTCCAGATGAGCTGCAAGAAATTGAAATGGCATTTACCAGTCTTGGCGTTTATTTTGAAAGGAAAGATGTCTAATGAAATCATCTGACAATATGGTGCTGTATGATAAGTTTAGGAAAGTTCCGGAAGAAGCAAAAAAAGAAATAAAAGCAGGTAGAACAAAAGGATTTACTGACATAAATCCAATGTGGCGGATAAAGCAACTCACTGAACAATTTGGACCAATTGGCATTGGTTGGTATTATAAGCCTATTAAAAAATGGCTTGAAAATGTAGGTGATGAATATGCGGCGTTCGTGGATATTGAATTGTATATCAGGGTAGATAATGAGTGGTCACAGCCAATTTCTGGAACAGGTGGGAGTAAGTTCGCCACGGTCGAAAAAAGTGGAATATATGTATCTGACGAGTGCTTTAAGATGGCAACAACCGACGCTATATCGGTAGCATGCAAACAGCTTGGGATAGGGGCAGATGTTTACTTTGATGGAGATAAAACCAAATATGACATGGAAAAAGACCCACTAATTCGTGAGAAAGACCGAGAGCTTCTTTTGCAAGCGGCAGAGCGTACGGGACTTAACTTAGACGCAGCCATGAAAAAACGGGGCATTAAATCCATCGAGGACATCACCGTATCGGTCTACACCAAGTGGATGATACAGCTGGCAAATGCTGAGAGCAAAGTCCCGAAGGCCCCGGAAGAGGAACAAGAGAACATCGAGGATGTCTCGAAAGATACTCCGTTCAAATAGGTGGGCATATGGAACTACAAGGACAACTTAAGAATATAGCAATTGGAATAGGCGAACATGGCAAGCGTACACTTGATATTACTTTCTCTTTTCCTTTCGTGCAGTCTGTTGCGGAGGACGTTCAAAAAATGTCGGACAAACTGTTGACGGTGGTATTTAAACGGTTCAGAAAGAAAAGGAGTTTGGACGCAAATGCTTATTTGTGGGTACTGTTACAAAAGATGGCAGATATGCTATCAGCACCCGGACATCGTGTCGGGAAGTGGGAAAAGTATATAGATATGCTTGAGGAATATGGTGTATTTACGCATATTATCGTAAAACCGGATGCCGTGGAACGAATGGCAACTGAATGGAGGGCGGTCAAAGTGCTTGGCGAGATAACGGTAGGAAGTATGACAGGAGTACAACTACAGTGTTATTATGGCTCCCATACATACGACACAGAAGAAATGTCACGACTGATTGATGGCGTTGTCACTGAATGTAGAGAGCTTGGGATTGAGACTCTTCCGCCAGATGAGCTAAAACGGATGAAAGAACAGTGGGGAGTTGAAATTGGGTAAAAAATTGCGGAGCGTCTTCACCGATGATATGGAACACTGTTATTTCACTGATACACCATATTGCCACCGTCATCATATTTTTTATGGCAGTAGGCGGGACTTATCTGAAACATACAATTTTATAATACTGTTGGCCCATTATTTACATGAGAATTATCCGGGCAGCGTACATGATAACCCCAATCACGGATTGGATTTGGAACTAAAACAGATGGCACAGGCTTATTTCGAAGAACATCATGGGACACGTGAAGAGTTCATAAATGTCTTCGGTAGGTCTTGGCTATAGTAACCCGTAAACATAAGTTTCACGCATAAGTAGTATATCACAGTAGCATAATCATACACAGTTTGCCTCCGGCTATTATGCGGGCCGGAGGGGAAAGGAGAACTCGTGGAAGGACAGATAGAGTTAGTTGATTACCTTCGCCAGATTGGCAGAAAGAATTTTAATATATTGGACTATATCCCTACGGGGAGCGAAAAGGCAATAAGAAGGTCTGATTTGGTCAAGACCTGCGGCCTGCCGGATAGATATGTCCGAAATGCAATCGCATTAGCGAGGCGGGAAATACCAATCCTTAACTTACAGATGGGGCGTGGATACTTCATCCCTGACATGAACGATGAAGAGGACCGAAAGAAACTGATAAGGTATGTGCGGCAGGAAGAGAGCAGGCTAAAACATATAGGCTGGTCACTAAAGTCAGCGAGGCAGACTCTTCGCAATTGTGGGATTGATTGGAGGACAGAAGGTGAAAAGAAAAAACAGGGGAAAGGGAAGAAGAAACACAAGAAAGATGCTGCATGAGGAGGCTCAAATATCCCTGTTTGTAGAGCGAAAGGCAGGTGGTTGCCTTGCAGGATAAAAACAGTTTTGTGCTGTATACCAGTTACATGAAACATATTGAAATGTTGAGCAGGGAACAGCGTGGAGACTTATTTACGGCCATAATGCTATACGCCGCCGATGGAACTATTTCGGAGATGGATGGCATGACTAAGATGGCGTTCAGCTTTATCAAAGACCAGTTGGATAGGGACAAAGAAAAATATAAATCCATCGTTGAAAAGCGTAGAGAAGCGGGCAGTAAAGGAGGCAGACCTAAAGCAAGTGATTCTGTAAGTAAACCAAAAAAAGCAAATGGTTTTTGCGAAAACCAAAGCAAAGCAAAAAAACCTGATAATGAATATGTATATGTATATGAATATGATAATGAATTAAATAATAATATTGTCGAGCAGAGCACGACCGAGTACCCGTACAAGGACAGTGCCACTTCGGAGTACCCGTACAAAGAGGTGATTGACTATCTTAACATGAAGACTGGCAAGGGATTCAAGGACAAGTCTAAGGATACCATAAAGCATATGAAAGCTAGATTCAAAGAAGGATATACGCTTGATGATTTTAAGAAAGTCATTGACATAAAGGTTTTAGAGTGGGGGTCAAAACCGGAAAAGGCCGGAGAAAAAGATATGCGTTCATATTTACGCCCTTCCACACTCTTCGGAACCAAATTCGAATCATATCTCAATCAGGATGTGTCGGCAGGTGGGAAGGGATACATAGAACGTGATTACAACATGGATGAGCTGGAAAGGCAGCTATTGAGATAACAAGGAGGTTTGCAGAAAAGAAATGGCAAAGGGTACAAAGAAGGTAAAGCTTGATTATCAACTGCTCTGCCGGAAAATAAAAGAAAGTGGAAAGACACAAGAAGAGTTTTCTTACGAGTTGGGAAGAAGCAAAAGCTATGTCTACAGCTTGAAAAAGAGCATAGAACAACCTGAGAGTATGGAAAAGCTTATGTGTCTGCTTCTGGGGTTAGAACCGGGCAGTTTGATTGATACGGGCGGAAGTAACGGGGAAGTCAAGGCGCTGGAAAACATATTCAAAATGGCACATGAGACTGACAGGAAGATAAGCGAGGTGTATAAGCTCTTAAAGGCAATAATTGAAAACACGGAAGAACTGGAGGTAATGAAAAGAAAAATCAGTGCCAATACAGTACAGCTGGAGAAGATAAAAGAGAGCATGCTCGAACAACAGAGAATCTTAAAAGAATTTGAGTAAAGGAGACAAAGATATGATTTTTACATGGACAATGATTATTATCGTGGGAGCAATAGGACTAATAATAGCAGGCGTTAATATTTATGGATTGGCAAATGGAGGTGGCAAGTCATGTATAGCGGGCCTGATTGCGTCTCTTGTAGTGGCCGCTCTTATATGCGGGGGTCTCGCATGGTGGCTCTACAATACGGAAGGAGGGAAAAGAGCCATCAAGGATACGCAAAGCAATATATCAGGTGGTATAGAACGAACGGTTACGGTATATGACTTTGACGGAGATGTTTTACAGCAATACACAGGAAAGTTTGATGTTTCTTATGATTCGGAGCGAATTAAATTCGATGATGAGAAAGGGAAACGGCATGTCATATATTACACGACTGGAACGGTTATCATTGATGAGAACTAGTTATCAAAGAGATTCGGAAAGGATAATAGATGGAAAAAGTAAATGCAACGCTGATTTTATATTTTGAAATTAATGACTCCGAGATATATGGAGGAGATGGAGAAGGAGATTTATTAAAATGGCCCTTTAACGAAGGAAGGACTTTTTAGGAGGTGAACGAAGTGGAGGGGCAAATAACCCTACTTGAATACGAGGCACAAATAAGTTATAAGGAACCAGCAAGATTACTTGAAACAGGGCAAGTAGTATTTGTAGTACATAAAGGAGACGTTGAAAGAAGTGTAGTCCTCGAAAGGAACTGGGCGTGCAGAGATGGAGGGAATGATAGGGGATATTGCATATCAAAAGAATCTGGTGGATATGGCGTAATATATAACAGCGATATGGGACAGCGTGTGTTTACAGACAAAGGACAAGCAAAAGAAATAAGTGAGAAATTCCTCTCTGAACATGCTGTCATAAGAGCGTCAGACATTATCCTGCATGAGGTCGTAGCATATACCTACAAAAGAAATGTAGATGGCCGTAAAATGATTGCATTTTACGGTGATATAGGAAACGGATTGCTGTACATGAAAGATTTCATGACCTATCATCACATTTCTAAAAATTGCAGTAAAACCATTAAAGAATTCACGAGGGGAATAGAAGAACTTAAAGAGTATGGAGTTACCGTAGAACTGATAGAGTACACGCCGGTTTCGAAGAATATGTATCGTTGTACTAGCGGGGACTGGGTGTACGCAGAAGCCGGGTATTCGTATGCAACAGGTTAAATTGAGCTTTAAGGAGGCAAATATAATGTGTGAAAATATCTCTTTAAAACAAGCCAGAGACGATTATGATTATATAACAAGTCAATATGGTGAACCATGTGATTTTTGTGGAACATTATGTAATAATGACCTCCTATCTTCCATACTGGAAGGAAAAATCACGAGAAAAGAAGCATACATTCAGATGATTGAATACATTTGGCAAAATGGACTGGAAACTGGGAATAACGGTGGTTCAACAGAATTTTTCCCAGATGAAACTGATAAAAGAATACAAAGAATAAAAGAACGATACTCAATAGACTAATTATACTTTATGGAGGTACGAAATGAGACCATATACAGTTAGGATATTTTTTAATGATGGGACGCACATATCTGTTGACTGTGACGATTTTATAATCTGTAACGAGGGTTGTTATGTCGTCATACGAGACGGGCTAATGATTATGACGCTGCCTTTTAGCAATGTTAAGTATACAACGACAATTCAAAATTAAACTTTAGCGGAGGGTATAGGCATGGAAGAATTAGAAAGCGTTGTTAACATGTTTATCGAAAAACTTACAGAAGAAATGAAAGAAACACAATCTTCGATAGATTGGTATAAAGGAAAGTTTGAAGAACAGAAACGATGTATGTCAAGATTTTTATGTTTGAAAGATGACATAGACTCACTGAAAGAGAATTAAACTTTATGGAGGAAATAGAAATGAGTACAAAAAAAGATTGTTCGTTGCCGGACACCACTGTGTTGAGAGAATTGATTTTAAATAATCCAGAATTGCCAGTACTTATTTTTTGCGGCGAAGAGTCCTACACAGGTGATTATAACTATAATCAGGCTGATGCAAGCAAAGGAGAGATTGAGGAGCTTATTTTATATGATAACAAATGGATGACAGAGGATGAATATAGGGAAGGGTTGGCAGACGAATTTAGTGATGAGGATGAGTATAAAGACCTTAGTGACGAAGAATTTGAAAAGATGATTGATAAAAAAGTAGCAGAAGCAGAATTTGTTAAAGCCATTGTTATTTGGGTAGGATAGGAAATTAAACTTTAAGGAGGAAAAGCATGGATGAATATGTAGTCATATGTCCATATTGCGGGGGTAAAATGCAGTGTACAGAACCGCATATACACACTAATAGAAATGGAATTGGTGTCAAATTGCAATGTCATTTTTGGTGTCCCGATTGCCGTTCTGGTGCACCGTGGGTTGACAGAGATTTTGCATCAGGCGATGAGTGTAGAGAAGCTGCATATAAAAAAGCTCTTGGGCGCGTAAACTGAGATTTAAGGGGGCAGAAAAATGAGGTTGATTGATGCAGATAAATTGATGAATCGAATTGAATTAAGAATTAAAGATTATTGTAGGGATTGTAATACTGGAGCGCAAAAAATTGCGAATCTGTACCAGCACCAAATTAAAAAGTTGGTAGAGAAACAGCCTACGGTATTGCAGTGGATTTCGGTATCGGAGCGGTTGCCGGAAAAAACAGAATATTTAGAAACTTCGGACAGATGTGAATATTATATGAGGCGTTTTGAAGTGGCATACATGACCGATACCATAGAATACACATTTGGGTATTACGATGGGGAGAAATGGATGGATAAACGGCACGGTAAAATTGAAAATGTGGTTGCGTGGAAACTCCATGAACCATACCGGAAAGAGCCGGAGAAGGAGGATAACCAAATTGAATGTCATTAGGAAGAAAATCAAACCCGAATATTTCCGAGCGGTACGAGCGCGAGAGAAGAATTTTGAACTTCGCAAGGATGAAGATGGTATTCAAGCAGGTGATTTACTTATTTTAGAAGAATGGAATAACGGATATACGGGTAATAGTGTGCGTCGGTATATAAAATATGTCTTGCGTAATGTTCCGGAATATGGACTTACGCAAGGATACTGTATTATCGGATGGTAAACGGCACTTTAATGGATAATTATTTTCCGCGAAAAGAATCAATTAAAGAAAGGAAATCAGCCAATAGATTAGACTTCTTCTTTGCTTTGCGTTTGGAATCGCCAGTAAGCCTAAAACAGTTATAAGATATGTGCTTAATAAAGAAAGATGCTATTGCAGAAACTATCAAGCCAGCATATATGATTATCATGGGTTTGCTAAGAAATACTTCTTTAAGGCCAGCAACAATATTATTAATTGCATCATGTAAAACAGAATAATAGTCAAAATTCATAAATGATTCGCTCCTTTAATTGCTAACGATAGTATAGCATGACAAGGAAAGAAAGGGAAGTATCACAACGAAAACATAGGGTGTATAGATATGGGTGGAGCAAAATAAAAAAGACAATGCGAACTCGCCAAAGTTCTAAACGCATTGTCTCCACCCAAGAGAATTATAACATAATTACAACTCTTGGGCAATACAAAAGAGGAGGACAAATTATGTTAAATACTAATGCAAAAAGTAATGTAATGAATAATATTGTAGTACAGATGTCAATGTACCTTGATGCGGTCAAATTAGATATCCTGCAAAGAATAATTGAAGAGCAGTTTGTGTTTGTGAACATGGAGGAGATAACCACTCTTCCGGCCACGGTGGACAACAGCGCACAAGAACAGAATGAATATCTTATCAAACTATTGAAGATTAAGAAAAAGAACCTGTCTGAGAAGACGATTGAACAGTATGAGCGGGCAGTAAGGAATCTGATTGCACAGATAGATAAGCCGCTAATAAAGATGGATGAGCTGGACATAGATTATTACTTGCGATATTACGAGCACAACAGCGGGAAGCGCAAGCAGGCTACCACATGTAATAATGAGCGGCAATTCCTTCAAGCCTTCTTTACGTGGTTGCGAAAGGAGAAATTTATCGCCAACAATCCGGTAGAAGCTATAGAACGTAAGAAAGAACCGAGAAAGCCGATAGACTATTTTAGACCAGACCAGATAGAGCGCCTGCGGGAAGGATGCGTAAGCCTACGGGATAGGGCAATCATAGAGATATTGCGGAGCACCGGGGCGAGGGTTGGAGAAGTGGTTGCAATCAACAGGAAAGACATAGACTGGAATACGGGAGACATCCTAATTTGCGGTGAGAAGGGCGGCAGATACCGGACAATATACCTTGATGAGGTTGCCCGATATCATGTCGAAAAGTATCTTGACAGCCGTAAAGACAACAACGAGGCACTAATTGTCGGTTTAAGAGCACCATACAAACGCCTCACTACAGACGGAGTAAGGGCCGCGCTTAAGGTTATCGCAGAGCGGCAGCATATCACATACAGAGTGTATCCGCACAAGATGCGTAAGACGTTAGGCATGCAGTTGAAGAATCAAGGACACGACATAGGAACTGTACAAGAAGTGCTCGGGCATGCATCACCTGCGGTAACATCACGGTACTACGCAGAAAGCACGCCGGATACATTAAGGAGTATAAGAAAAAAAGTAGCATAGGAGGACGAAGATTGAAAAAAAGAATAGGTGCAATCATTGTAACAATGGTGTTAATAGCTGGTGTGGTATCTTGTGAGAACGTCCCGGAGAAACCGAAAAAAGCAGAGCCGGTTATTGTACATACTACCACAAGATGCACGACCGGAACAATCAAAGTATATGCAGAAGAAGGCAAGGTGTTTGATTATTCTGGCGAAATTGATGTAGAGAACAGTGGATGGAACGGTAAGCCAATAAGGATTGTTGTACACGTGGAAGGGGAGAGTGAAGAAATATCTATGGAGGAAGGGAATTAATGAACGGAGAGGGATATAGGGACCCTACAGCCGATAGAGCTATCGGGAGAGCCAATCAGATGTCGCATAAGATGCGTGAGGCACTCTATGCGCTCCGGGCCATAGCAAGCCTTTTAGGTTTTGAAATCGTGGTTGTTAGGGACAAGAGGACTGGAAAGGAGTATAGATGAGAAGGGTATCAAAACGAGAAACTCGTCAAAGGGGATGTGAATACTGCTTGGACCGAGTAAGCGTTGGGGAGAGTGGGCTTTATGTTGGTGAGTTGGAAAAGCAAAAAGCATTGAATGATAAAATGCGTGAAGAAGGGTATCTTGTAGATGAACTTTCATATGGAAATTGTTGCAAATATTCACGCTGCCCTTACAGAGAGCTTGATAAGTATAATAATTACAAAGAATTTTTAGAGAACGAGGGAGACAGCAAAAACATATTAATTGTCAGATTAAGGAGCGATGTATTATGACCCAAGATGAAAAGGAAGCGGAAATTCAAAAATTAAAGGAAGAAAAAATCCAGAAACTAGATGAATATAGATTAGCTGTTCAACAATGTAAGACCGCGGCTATGAAAATTCAATTGGCAAGGGTCAATAAAATGTTCCCTTCGCTGGTGCTTGACAATATGCCTAAAGGGAATAGTGTTGGTGACTTGTCGGATTATTCTGTGAGGTTGGATGAACTAACGGAAAATTTAAAAAAAGAATTGAAAAGGAAAGGAGAAATAAAAAAAGAGATTATGAAAAAGATAGCAGATATCCCAATTCAAAGAGGGCAAGAAGCTATAAGATTAAAGTATATAGAGTTCCATAGTTTTGGAAAGATATCAAAGGAAATTGGAGTGTCTTACAGGCAAGTTCTTAGGATTCATGAAAAGGCATTAGAATTTCTGGAGTTTAATTGACGTGTCATATAGCCTGTAATATAATTATAACATGGGATAAATAGGCAAAGGAGAGATTAGTTGATAGACGAAGCTTTACAAGATGGTGTTACATATTGCGGTAGAAATATTTATCTTATACCTTGCGAAATATGTGGTGAACTAATAAAAAGAACACAATATAGCAGGAAGCGCACATATATATGTGATTCATGTAAAAAGATTATTAAAGAGAAAAAGGAAGGTAAGAAACCCGACACAGATTCACGTCATGATAAAAGGTTTAATTGTGCTGTAGAAAAAGTAAAAAAGCAGGTAAAGAATTTTGATAAGTATGATAAAGCTGTGAGAGTTGCACGGACAAGAGCTTATCAATACGCGAGTATTCCAGAGGCAATGCTTGCAATTGAGTTATTGAAAAATAAACTTAAAATAATTCCACAGCAAAAGATTGGCAAATATAAAGCAGATTTTGTTATACCATCAATGAAATTTGTTGTTGAAGTGGATGGAGAACTTTATCATTCCGACCTAGGCAAAGAAGCAGAAAGAGATTTTTACATAAACAGAACTCTTGGGTTTGATTGGAAAGTTGTTCATATACCGGCAAGATATATCTTAGAAGACGTTACAAAAGTAACAAAATATATATTAAAATGTAAAGAAATATAGTAAAAAACGCTGTCCACTATAACGGGCGGCGTTTTTACTAAAGTTAATAGTATTTGCGTAATGATAATTAAAATGATATAGTATTTACATAAATATTATGTGAGGTAAACATGTTAACATTTAAAGCAAATACGGTAAGCCAATTTTTGGCTGCAATTGAAGAGATATGTGAAAATCATTTATTTAGCTATGAAAACACAAAACCAACTAAATTGTTATTCAGAGGGCAAGGGAATAAAGATTTAAGGTTAATTCCTAGTTTGTTTAGAAGAGAAGAGTTTTACAATCACGAAAAAGAAATTATAGAAGAAGTCGAACGAAGATTACCTGATGAGTTTAGTGGAACTAGTGGTTTTGAAAAATTGATAAAAATGCAGCATTATGGTGCTCCAACAAGGATGCTTGACTTGACGGGAAATCCGCTTGTTGCACTATATTTTGCCTGTTCAAATGATGAAAGCTGTGATGGTAATGTTTTTGTTGAGAATATGCCCATTTTTTCGCTTACTGATCCACTAATTGATAAATTTAAGTATTTAATTAATAGATATAGTTTTATAAAAAGTGAGGAAGAATTACTATTAGGCAAAGAACATGCAGTTGTTACAATAAAATCAGCAATAAGTAATCAACGATTGAGAAACCAAGACGGCTATTTTAGTATGTTTACATATACAGGAGAATATAGAAAATTTACGTGGTCTCCATTAGACACCGAAAGCCCTTTTTATTTAGCCGATATTATAATACCCAAAGAAAAAAAGAAATCATTATTAAAAGCACTATCTCTTTGCGGAATAAAAAAATCGTTTTTATTTCCTGAATTGCAGTATCAAATAGAAAACATAGTCGAAGATATTGTCTACGGAGAAAATAAAAAAATACATTTAGTGTGGGATGGCGAGGATGAGAATCTGTAACAAAGATATGTTATTTTATTGTATGGAGAAGTCAATAAATGCAATTGCAAAAATTGGAACCACTGATGCAGATGAGACAGAGGTTTATTATTTGGTGGGAACGGCCGTTCATTGGACAGTAGATTGTTTGGACCGTATACCATATGAGGTTGTGGATGTTTTACATAGGGAGTTGTTTTCTGCATTACGTTGTGCTAATAATTGTTTAAAGCATAACATAACGTTTAAGAAAGCTCATAAATCGGTGGGGCACGGTTATCCATATAAATATCCATATGATTACGGGGTGCATTTTTTGTGGTCTGCACTAGACGATGTTGATATCCCAGAAAGCATGAAAAATCAGAGAAAAAACTATAAGGAAAAATTAGAAGATAAGAATGTGTTTTATACGCTATTAGAGGTGAAAAATATTGTGAGTGAATATTTTAAAGTGCTATAAAGATGAGTGCTATATTATTGCGTTCTTGAATTACGGCCTTAAGAGAAGGAGCTTGATATAGAAAAAAGTCAGCCATGCAATAGTGGTTGATTTTTTTAATATAAATTCAAATTTCATGCATGGAGGAAACGATGAACATAAGAGCAAAAATAAATAAACTACAGTTATTTCTCGCTATAAACGGAGTAGAGCTAAAGATTAATCAGTATCAACATTATTCCGAAGAGCAAAAGAGGATGAAGAACATATACTGTATATGCACTCCGGTATATGATAACCTCATAAATGCTAAAAGAAACCGCCAGCTATTTTCTACGAGCTCACAGATAGATATCATACAGATATTCGCAATGATGGCAAAAGAAGTCATGCGGGTAGCAAGGGCAGGTGGATAAAATGAAAGAATTAACATCAAGGCAAAAAGCCTTCGCAGATTACTACCTTGAACTTGGAAACGCAACTGAGGCGGCAAGGAGAGCCGGATACAAAGGAAACAACCTTAACCGGGTTGCAAGTGAGAACTTGACAAAACTAGGCATAAAGCAATACATCGAAGAAAGACAGAAACAAATAGACTCAAAGCGCATTGCCACGATAGAAGAGGTGATGCGCTTTTATACTGCGGTAATGAGGGGGGAAGTTAAGGACCAATTTGAATTGGATGCAGAGCTTAAGGATAGATTGGCGGCAGGGAAGGAACTTATGAAGCGGCTGGAGTTGTCAGAGGATAAGATGAGCGATGGAGGAGGTATAGAGATAATAAATGACGCGCCAACAGATTAGAATATCAGATATTATTATCCCTAAATATCTTCCCATATTTAATAATCGGCAAGTAAAACATATTATTCTTACATCTGGTAGAGCCGGAACAAAATCAAGTTTTGCAGCAATCAGGGCTGACTACCAGCTTGTGTCAGATGCTAATGGGTCTGTAGTAGTGCTAAGAAAGCGTCACAATAAACTACGGAAAACAGTATATAAGGAAATGTTGAGGGGAATAAACAGGTTACAAGTACCAAAGCACCTATTTAAAATTGGAAAGTCACCAATGGAAATCACTTACAAAAAGTATGAGACGACGATGTATTTTTCGGGCTCAGATGGGATAGATGATACAAAAGGTATTATTGACGAAGATAAGCCGATTAAGCTTGTAATTCTTGATGAGCTAACAGAATTCTTTGATGATGGAGAAGGGGAAGATGAACTTGCTAACATAGAAGCTACGTTCGTCCGAGGAAACAAATCAGGATTTCAAATGATATATCTGTATAACCCTCCAAAGAATCCTAATGCTGAAATAAATCAATGGTGTAAGAAGATGGAAGAGCGTAGTGACTGCGTGCACATCCACACTGATTATAGAGATGTCCCGATTGACTGGCTCGGACAAGACCTTATAGATACAGCGGAGGAGATGAAAGCGGCAGATATAAAGATGTATCGCTGGACATGGCTAGGGGAATCAACGGGAGTCGATGATTTGATATATTATATGTTTTCTCCCAAAGCACATATATACAATCCTGAATCTTACAGTAAAGAGTCGCGAGAGGCAATAGGGGAAATAGGAATCGGTGTAGACTACGGGCAGAAGAATCCAACAACGTTTGAAGCATTTGGTATAGACCATGAAGTACAGTGTCTAAGAGGCCTGAAAGAATACTATTACTCGGGAAGAGATGAAAACAAACAAAAGTCTCCTTCTGATTATGCAAAGGATATGAAAAAGTTTTGTGATGAACTGGAGCGCGAATATAAAAGGGTTGTAAGTTATATTTTTATTGACCCATCGGCCGCGGGGTTAATTGAAGAGGTGAGAAGGATTCTTCCACATATAAGTGTTATTCTAGCTAAGAATGATGTAGCGCTTGGCATAAGCAGAGTACAAAAATTCCTTTCTTTCAAAAAGATTTTGGTCAGCACATCACAGAAAATGCTTATTAGAGAAATGGGCCTATATCAATATGACGAGAAAAGTATACAAAAAGGGAAAGAAGAGCCTCTCAAAGTAAACGACCATTGCGAAGACGCGCTACGTTATCTAATAATGGGGATGTGGAGGCTTATATCATATATGCTCCCGATGTCAGAAAGGGGTGATAACAGATGATACAATACGAAAATGTACAGAAAGCTATGGGAGTAGACATTGCTGTATCAAATAAAATGTCTGATGCTATATATAAATGGACAAAGATGTACGCAAACGAAGCACCGTGGATAAATGAAGAGATAAGAAGCTTGAATCTGGCCAGTTCTATATGCTCTGAGATGGCTAGATTGGTTACGATGGAGTCCGAAATCAAGATAACTGGAAGTCAGCGGGCAGACTTAATAAGCGATTCTATGGCAATGTTTATTAAGAATTTGCCAGTATATGTTGAGCACGCGTGCAATGGCGGGGGAATTGTATTTAAGCCTTATATAGATAGTCAGGGGATTGCGATAGATATAGTAAAGGCTGGATATTTCTATCCGGTTGAATTCGATGGTGCGAACCACATAACTGCAGTTATTTTTCCTGAATTCAAGACAGTAGGGAAAAAATTATATACTAGATTAGAATATCAGGAATTAAAAAATGGACGCTATATCATTGCAAATAAAGCGTTTGTCAGCAGGAAAGCAGTAGTGAAGAATGATAACGTTATAAATCTTGGACAAGAGATATCATTAGAAGATGTTCCCGAATGGGCGGATATGGAGCCATATGTAGAATTTGAAAGCGCTGACAGAACACTATTTTCTTATTTTAGGATGCCGATGGCCAATAATATTGATACGGAGTCACCGCTTGGCGTTGCAGTGTATGCAAGAGCTGTAAATCAAATAAGGGATGCAGACGAACAATATGGCGCTACAATGTGGGAATATAAAGCAAAAGAGACCGCTATACAAGCCGCTGACGAGTTTTTTCAGAGGGACAGAAAGGGTCATGTAATTCTTCCAAAAGGGAAAAAAAGAATATACCATGCTATGGGCCCCGGTATTTCTGACATTGAGGGGAGACCGTTTTTTAATGTATACTCTCCTCAAATACGTGATGAGAGCTTTTTTAATGGTTATAATCGTATTGTGCAGAAAATTGAATTCAATAGTGGACTTGCCTATGGGACATTATCAGACCCTCAAGTGGTGGAGAAGACAGCCGAAGAAATAAAAACTAGTAAACAGCGTTCCTATGCCACTGTAAAAGCAATACAAAATAGCTTGGAGGATGCGCTTCAAACGCTGGTAAGCGCAATTGATGCGTGGATTGATATTGCCGGAATGTCTCCACCCGGTAAAGTCGAAATGACGAGTATATGGGACGATTCAATAATTGTAGACAAAGAAACCGAAAGGCGTCAAGACTTGCAAGATGTTTCAATCGGCGCTATGCAATTATGGGAATACCGGATGAAATGGTATGGGGAAACAAAAGAGATTGCGCAAGCAATGGTATCAGACACAGCAGAAGTAGTTGAAAAGTAGGCGATAGAAATGTTAACGCAAGGAGATATTGAGAAAATTCCGGTTGCTATGGAACAAGCTGCATCAAGGCTGGAACTAAACATTATGAAAGATATCGTCAGGAGAATCAAAGCCAATTCTGATATGACATCATCTGCAGAATATCAGATAGATAGATTAAGGCAATTGGGGAAAACAGATGCGTACATAAAGAAGGAAATACAGTCTTATTTGCAAATAACAGATGATGAATTAGAACGTTTATTCAAAGATATTATAAAGAATGAATATGAGAAGTTCGATGATATATATATAAAGACAGGTCACAATCACACGCCGTTCGGAAGCAATAAAGAGATTGTAAAGATGGTCGAAGCTGTAATGAAACAGACAGCGGATAGTTTCAAGAATATATCACAATCCTTGGGGTTCACAACGATGAAGGATGGTGTAAAGATATTCCTGCCTATTGCTGAATATTATCAAACAGTACTTGATAATGCAGTTCTTGGTATGACCACGGGGGCATTTAGTTATGAAACTATGTTAAAAAAGGCCGTAAAGGAAATGACGAGAGGGGGTATGAGGACTGTCGCATATGCTTCCGGGAGAAGATACCGTATTGAATCGGCTACCAGAGCTGCACTAATGACTGGATTCAACCAAATCAATAGTTTTATGAATGAACAAGCCGCAAGGGAACTAGGAACTGACGATTATGAGGTGTCTTATCACATTGGGGCCAGACCATCACATCAAACATGGCAGGGGCGCGTATATAGCTATCAAGAATTGAAAAGTATTTGTCTTCTTGGGGATGTAACAGGTTTATGTGGAGCGAATTGTTATCACTCGTATACTCCGTTTGTCAAAGGCATATCCACTCGAAATTATACGGATTCGCAGTTAGATAAAATGATAGCAGACGAAAATACTATAAAGTATTATAAGGGGCAAGAGTATACAACTTATACTGCCCTACAAAGACAACGGGATTTGGAGCTGCTTATGCGTAAGCAACGTCAGGATATAGCATTGTTAAAAGAAGGGCAAGGGAATGACTTTGATATAATGGCATGTCAAATAAGATATCGCGATACGATGAATAAATATGTAGATTTTTCAAATGTGCTAAATCTACCCCAACAAAAAGAACGTATTTATATGGATGGACTTGGAAGAGTCGCATAGCAAAAAGTTTATTGCACACAAGAAATCCCTTGTGTGTTTTATTTTGTCCGAAAAACCCTTAAGACAGATAAACTGATGGGGAATACTCCTGTGGCATGAGAGATAAACTGCCACGGCCGGCGGAGACACCGCAGATAAAAACAGATAGGCCAAGAAAGGAAAAGCATGGATTTTTTAAAAGAAGTATTAGGCGAGGAAATGTATGGTCAGTTCGCCGAAAAAGTGAACGCTTACAATGAATCCGCAGGGGAAGGGAAACAGATTAAAATCGACAATATCAATAGCGGAAACTATGTAAGTAAAGCTAAGTATATGGACATGCAGACAGAAAGAGACGGCCTGAAAGGTCAGCTCACGGAAGCGACAGAAACTATCGGTTCATATGAGAAATTGGACATAGATGGGATTAGAAAATCTGTTGAAGAATGGAAAGATAAGTATGAAGCGGATACTAATGCCCTTCAATCCAAGATTGAAACACAGCAAAAGCAGTTCGCTGCTGAGAAATTCATTGATGGCCAAAGAATCAAGTCGCCATTATCGAGAAAAGCAATACTGGGAGAATTCATGTCGCAGGATTTCGAATTCAAGGATGGCGCTTTTGTTGGGGCAGAAGATTACATGAAGACAATGAAAGAAAAGTACCCCGATGAATTTGAACAGGATGAACCGGAGCATAAAAAAACTTTCGTGCGCGGCACCCGTAACACACACAAGCCTCAAACGAAGTCTGAACAGGAAGCGTTTCTTGAGGCCAAATATGGAAAGAACAAATATTACAAACAGTAGAAGGAGAATAGACTATGGAATATGGCGGATATAATGTAAACGAAAAATACAGCAGCATTGTTGCACCTAACCTTTATTTTGACTCGGTGTTTCAGCCGGGACTTACTTACAGCGACCAGTATCAGGGAGATGCGGAAAGCGCCGGGGCGGTAAAAATATTCCGACTTGCGGCAAAGTCGGCAAATGGGCCCAAAGCACCGGGGTCAGACTTTGACCATGAAAAAGGAGATAACGAACTCATTCCATTGCTGTTAAACAATCTGCAGCAGGAATCTACAAAAATATACAATGTGCAGGCAGAGGCGGTTCCTTATGATATGGCAGATGCACATCTATCGCAGTCAGTGCAGGTGTGCCGTGAGGGATGGCAGATGTCCGGGCTTGCCTGCCTTGCACGCGAAGGTACAACATTGTCAGATACCGAAGCAATTACAGCATCTAACATTATAAGCAAAATCATTGCAGGTAGGAAGAGCATTAGAAAACAGAAAGCTTCTGCAAATGTGGTAATGGCATCTGTGGAGACATACAGCACGATGCTTGAAATTGCAGGTGACAAATTCACGCCGGTTACTAATGATGAGATTGTAAGAACGGGCCAGATGGGATATTATCTCGGAATGTTGTGGGTAGAATGTAATATGCTCGACCTTACTTCGGAGGCGAAGTATTATGATTTCACCGGGACATTACAAACAGAAGACCTTTCCAAGGTAGAGTACATCATGTATGACTGGAGAGGTCTCCATATTGTAGATTTGCTGGCTATGGCAAGGCTTAAGGATTCTGAGAATTTCAACGGCTCATTAGCACAAATCGAAATCTGTACAGGTTATCGGCTTGGCGATAAAAATTATGCGGTTGTAAAAAAACAGGGAGCTTAGTTAATCTGAATGTTACCTCAGTGGCGGGTAGCACGAGCGGGACTACGAAGATAACAGTAGTCCCAATTTTAACAAGCGGAAATAGCTACAAATATAAAATAGCCGCAAACCCGACTATGCCTAAATTAGGTGTAACATGTACGACCGGATACAAAACGTGGGACGGAGTATCGGATATTGAAGCAACTTCCGGAATGAAAATTGTTATTGTAGAAGTTGACTCAATGAACAAATGTGTCGGAGTTGGTAGCGCTATACTTGAAGTGGCGTAGTTAAGGAGGTGGCAAGCATGGTTACATATGCATCATATGAATACTATACAAAGTATGCTGGAAAAACAAAGAAGATTCCGGAAGAGGATTTCGAGTATTGGAGTAATCGGGCCTCTTCCGAAATCAGACACCTTACGTTTGGGAGGATTGATTTGCTATCAGACATTCCATATTGTGTACAGATGTGCTGTTGCGAAGTGGCAAATAAATTGTATCAACACGAATCAACCAAGGACGAAAGTGGTAAAATCTTACAAAGCTATAGTAATGACGGAGAGTCAGGAACGTATCTAGTGAGCGAACTCACAGAAAGCGCATTAGAGAAAGAGATTTATAAGATTATATATAGACATCTTTCGCTTACTGGCTTGATGTATGCAGGGGTATGATAATGAATCCAAATTATACACATACAATTACGTTATATAATTGTTTGCGTGCGTCTGATAATGCGAAAAAGACTGATGTATGGTATAGGAAAGTCATACATAATTGTTATTATAAATCTTTGATTGATAGGGTAGAATCTGGAAAAGGCTTACAAATGACAAATGTATATACTGTTAGGATTCCATCAAGCAATAATTACAGACCCTATCATCAGTGGATACTTCTTGACGAACAAGATAGAGAACAATTCTTTACTCTTAAACCAGATGATATTGTAATACATGGCGAATGTAAAGATGAAATCGGCGCAAATCATGCAATCTCATCGGCACAATTACTCAATAAGTATAAACCAGAATCGTTCCGGATAACAGCCATTTCGGATAATACAAAAGCGATTGCCGGAAAACATTATAGGCTTGGAGGGTAGTTGCATGAAAATAGAAATGAAGTGGAAAAAAGAAGTAAAGCAGATTGCAGAAGAAGCTACCGGAAAGGGGTCAACTCTATTGTTTATGGCTAATGAAGCAAGAAGGCTGATGGAGCCATATGTTCCAGCCAGAAATATGATATTGTCACGCAATGTAAGAACATATGTGCAAGGAAACGAAGGGATTGTTCATTACTTGTCACCACATGCGAGATATCAGTTTAATGGAATCTTAATGGTGTCAAGGATAACTGGAAGTCCTTGGGCGAGATATGGAGAAAGTAAAGTCGAGACGGGCCGCCCGCTAAATTATGATAAATCCCGACATGCATTTGCTACATCACATTGGGACAAAGCCATGAAAACAGCAAGAATAGAAGAGTTTACAGATTCTGTACAGAGATTTGTTAGAGGGAGGTAATATGACAAAGCATGAAGCGATGATAGAATACATAAAACCTATCATTGGAGAGCTGACGGGTGGGCTCACCGTATTTAACTTTGCTAATAATTCCCCCGGCAGTTTATCATTCTTGACGGACTATTCTGGAAAAACCATAAAGAAATATATAAGGGCCGCTGATAAAGAATATGGTTTTTCAGTCGTATTTACATGGTATTATTCACCAGATACAGATTCCACAAATATAGAAGCGATGAATATGGCACAAAGGATGATTGACTGGATAGACGAACAAAATAGAAGTGAAAATTATCCGGATTTTGGAACGAACTGTAAGATGAGAAAGATAGAGTCGCTCCAGAATATGCCGAATCTTGCAACAGTAGACCTTGAGAACAATTTGGCACAGTATATGGTCCAGTGCCGTGTTATCTATTTTGAAAAGGAGAAATAATTATATGAAATTAAATGAACTTATGAAAGGCTATGCAATTAAACCTGAATATGAGGGCTGGGTGACAAATGATGATTATGTATTTGCAATTGATTTAGAGCCCAACGCATCAACACCGACGACTGAATCTAATTATGCTGTAGTAGAAATGGGAATTGCCGGTCTTGATGCGCAGCTCAATCCAGTAACACAGGATAAACAGTATATTCGCGCAGGTCAGAACACAATGAAAACAGGGACGCAACGTTCTTTCGCAGTTACTGGAGATAGGTATGCAGGCGATGAAGCACAAGACTTCTGTTTGTCACATGCTATGAAATATGGTACAGGAAACGGAGTCGTAACAAACTATGTGTATTTTAATATTTTGAATGGCAAAGGTGAAAAGGGGCAGTGTTCTATTATCGTAAATTCTGATGGTTCTGGTAATGCAGGGGAGTCTTCTGCAATTGACATTGAATTCAAGAAGATTGGTGTAAATCCGGCAGAATATACATTTACACCTGTTGCACCAACATCAAAGTGAAATACACCGGTTCAAGAGAATATTAAGGTATTAGAGCGAGAAATGGAGGATGAACAAGATGAAAATGGTGGAAGTCAAATTGTTAGGAGTAGCGTTGCAAGCAGATTTATTGAATCCAAAGGTAGTACAAAAATTTGAAACAAAGTTTGATGAGACCGTAAAAAGAATCAAGGCTGCAAGCTCCGAAATGACTGGAAGCATAGCAATTAAGGAGCAGTGTAGTGCCATCATAGACTATGTTGATGATATATTTGGAGAAGGAAGCGCGGAAAAAGTATTTGGCAGTGAGGTGGATTTTCTGACATGTCTTGAAGCTCTTGATGAAATGGCTTCGTTATATCCGGAACAAGTAGCGCCTATTATCAAAAAAAGAACTGCAAAAATTAATCAGAAATTAAAAGTGATAGGCGAATAATGGTATTCGACATTATAACGGGCGGTCTTCCGGAGTCGGTATCTGTTTGTGGTATAGATTACCCGATAAGAAGTGATTTTACCGTTGGTATTTTATTTGACAAGGTATTAAGGAGCGGCAAAACTAATGAAGAAATCTTGATTCATATGCTTGAGCTATATTATCCCAATATACCCGCTAATATTAAGGAAGCCATAGAACGGATATTATGGTTCTATCATTGTGGGAATATACCAGAAACGAATACCGATAATAAAAAAAGATATCATAGAAAAGAATCATCAAATGCACCATATGCGCTTTCTCAGGATGCTGCTTATATTTATGCATCATTCAAGGAGCAATATGGTATCGACCTTACTCAAGAAAAGATGCACTGGTGGAAATTCATGGCGTTGTTTGAGTCTCTTGGCGAAGATACGAAGATGAGTAAAATAATGTACTACCGTACTGTAAGTACATCGGGACTTTCGAAGGAACGCAGGGCCTTCATTAACGATATGAAAAACCTATATAAGATTAAGTCCGAAGCGGATGAGAGCAAAAAAGTAACACTTGATATGCGAAATCAGCGATGGAAGGACTATGTACAAAATAGGCATGAAGAAATAGTAGAGGGTAAAGGAATGGCAGATTAAGCTCCTGCCGCCCTCATAGTAAGCAATTAAGGCACAGCGAAATGCGGTGCCTTTTTTGCGTCACAGATAGGAGAGCGACGCAAAATGGCAAGTGATGGAAGTATAAAAATCACAACGGAACTGGACAATGCCAAGACTGAAAAAGCAATGGCAAAGTTTGAGGGGACAGCTAGAAAAGGGCTCACTGGTGTAAAGATTGCTGCCGCCGCGGCTGGCGCAGCATTTACCACAGCGTTAACTGCTACGGCCGTATATGCTGTAAAAACTGGTATTGAATTTGAAAGTGCATTTGCAGGCGTAAAAAAAACAGTTAACGCTACAGATGAAGAACTCGGCATAATGCGGCAGGGCATAAGGGATATGGCTAAAGACATTCCTCAGACAGCTTCTTCTATTGCTAACGTAGCAGAGGCGGCCGGCCAGCTTGGCATAAAAAATGAGAATATAATGGGGTTCACACGTACGATGTCAGACCTCGGCGTGGCAACAAATATGAGTGCGACGGAAGCGGCTACTTCTCTTGCCAGATTAGCAAATATTACACAAATGCCCCAAGAGTGCTTCGAGAATTTAGGCTCAGTAGTAGTTGATTTAGGGAACAATTTGGCAACTACAGAGTCGGAAGTTGTGGAAATGGGTTTGAGGCTTGCTGGAGCAGGGAAACAAGTCGGCATGAGCGAAGCGAAAATCCTTGGACTTTCCGGAGCAATTTCTTCGGTGGGCATATCAGCAGATGCCGGTGGTTCTGCAGTATCCACGGTAATGGCAAAAATGCAATTGGCAGTAGAAACTGGAGGGGAGTCATTAGAAGAATTTGCCTCAGTTGCGGGAATGACCGGGGAAGAGTTTAAAACTGCTTTTCAGCAAGACGCAGCTCAAGCGTTAGTATCGTTCATAACCGGTCTGGCAAACATGGACGAAAGCGGTAAAAGCGCCATTGCTACACTGGACGAAATGGGCATTACAGAGATAAGGCAGAGAGATGCATTATTAAGACTGTCCGGAGCTGGTGACGTACTTTCGAAGAGTTTGGATATTGCTACACAAGCATGGGATGATAATAATGCGCTAACAAAAGAAGCTGAGCAAAGATACGAAACTTTAGAGAGCCGTATACAGATATTTAAGAACAATATTGCTGATTTTGGAATTTCAATATATGACAATATGCGGGAGCCGCTCAAAGTTGCGGTGGATGCGGGCATAGATGGTGTGGGGAGATTACAAGAAGCCTTTGAGTCAGGCGGAATAAAATCAGTGGTAGAAGAAGCGGGAGACATTTTTAATGATTTTTCCGATAAAGTCTCTGAGTCTAATGAAACAGTTGGTAATTTAGTTACTCCAGTAAAAAACATTGTAAATATAGGTGGCAATCTTGCAAAGGTAACATTTCCTGCAGTTGTAAAAGCGATTGAACTCTTCACAAAAAATATGGATGTTGCAGTGCCATTGGTTACTACTGGTGTGGTGGCATTAAAATCTTATAATTCAATAACAAAGGCAGTTACAACTGCTACGAAAGCTAATGCCGCAGCGACTACGATTTTGAACCGCATGGAAAAAGCTAATGCACTACAGACAGTTGCAATAAATGGCGGACTTACGATAAGACAGACTTTAATGGCACTATATAATGGGCAGATAGGAGTTACAACCGCACTTACCGGATTGTGGACAAAAGCACAAACTTCGTTGAATATAGCAATGAGTTCAAATCCTATAGGCATTGTAGTGACGGCAGTTGCCGCGCTTGCTGCAGGTCTTGGGGCTTATGCACTAATCACGGATTCAAGTGCCGAGAAAACGGACAAACACGCGAAAGAACAGGAAGAACTGCGTGAACGAGTTGAAGAAACTACAAAAGCTGTCAGAGAAGCAAAAGAGGCGCGTGACGAGGCTGTATCTGGCGTTTTGGCTGAATCAGCGCATACTCAGGAGTTAGCAGATGAACTTAGGGGAATCGTTGATGAGAATGGTCGAGTAAAAGAAGGATATGAAGCGCGAGCTGCATTTATCACTTCTACGCTGGCAGAGGCGCTGGGTATTGAGATAGAGCTTGTTGATGGACAAATTCAAGGGTACGAAGAATTAGCCGGGGCAATTGATAAGGCGATTGAAAAGAAAAAGGCAGAAGCTATATTAAGTGCTTATGAGGCAAGCTATAATGAAGCAATAAAGAACAGGAGCAATGCATTAAAGGACCTGCTTTCCAGTCAGGAAGCATCGGCAGAAGCCTCGAGCAAATTAGCTGAGAAACAGACTCAATTGGGAATAGCAAATGCAAAGGCGAGAGAAGAAGAAGAGAAATATGGTCAAGTCTCTGATGTTACTGCCGCGCTCCAAACTGGCGCCGCCTATGCTGTGGAAAAAGCAAAAGAAGCCTACGAAGAAGAACAAAAAGCCCTGCAGGAAGCAAGTGATAGCTACGAACATTATAATAGTACAATTCAAGCTTATGAGGGACTTAGCGCGGCTATAATTTCGGGAGATTCTGTTGCTATACAAGATGCCCTAATGGCTATCCAGACAGGATTTAAAACACATGGCCAAGCAACAGACCAAGAATTAAAAAATCAAGCTGTTAAAGCAGGAGAAAATATGGTCCTTCTTGGTGACGCAATTAAGAATGGAACCATAGCGGCAACAGACAGCGCCGTAACCGAATTTGCTAATATGTCAGCAATGAGCCTAGCAGAGCTTGCAAAACTACCCGGAGGAGCGGCTGCTGTTGCAAAAGACATAGACCCGGCCATGCTCGGACAACTGGCAGCGTTATCTGGCTCGCTGAATAATGAGTCGCGGGCCGCTGTAACAAGTTTCCTCGAAGGATTGAAGGGCGTAGATGAAGGGACTCGGAAAAAGTTTGAACAGGCTGTACAAGGTGCTATAGAAGGCTCTGAGTTTGGTGGTGAAGTTGCTGCAAAGGCAGATGAACTCGGATGCTCATATTTGGATGCGCTAGCTGCGGTATTGCAAGTCCATTCTCCATCAAGGGCCGTACATGATATATTCAGTCAAGTCGTACCCGGTGCGGTAGAAGGTGTAGAAGAGGGAAAAGAGGGCCTAATTCAAAAGGGAGTCGGACTTGTTACTGATTTCTTGAACGGACTCAAATCAAGCGGCGGTGAGTCAGAGGCACAAGGAATTGGCTCACGTATAATGCAGTTCTTTGGTATTGGGGCTGCATCGCAGGCAGGAAATTCAAAAGCGTCCGGAAAGGCTAATGCAGATGCGGCAAATGCTGGAGCTGGTTCTGTGAATCCGGTAAATACTGGTGGCATTTTTGGACGATTATTCAGTAGTGGAATATCTGGTATGTTGGGTTCTTCGCAAAATGCTGGGCGAAGCAATGCGGACGCAGCAAAACGTGGAGCAGGCTCAATAGACCCATCCACAACAGGTACTTCCTTTGGTGGCAGATATGCATCTGGAGTTAGTAGCAAATCTGGTGCTTCGCATAAATCAGGTCTGGAATTAGCGCAAAATGCAAATGACGGTGCAGGTTCTAAGGATAGTTATACAACGGGTTCCAACTTTGGTTCTGGATTTGTGCGTGGGATTGGTAGCTGGATATCAAGTGCGGCATCTAAGGCGGCAGAATTGGCAAAATCAGCGTTAGATTCTGCGAAGAGAGTACTTGGTATAGCATCTCCATCAAAAGAAATGAAAAAAGTTGGGCGATGGTATTCACAAGGATTTGGGTTGGGTATAAAGCAGGAATCAAAATCAGCCACAGATGCGGCAGAAGAGCTGTCCCAAAATACATTAAAAGCTATCAATATCAATGAAATCTCACAAAGATTAAAAGATATTGACGTACCTGATATAATGTCCCAGATATACGCTGTTGTGGAGGACCAGCATAAAATTGTAGCTGACAAAATCGTAGTAGAAATAGAAGCGAAAGAGTTGATGAAAGAGCGCAAGCAGGCTGATGAAATAAGCCGCAATGAGTCAGTACAGCAAGTAATAAATATTTATCAGCCAGTAAAATCACCTATTGAGACAGCTAGAGAGTTGAAAAAAGTCGGGAGGGAGATTGCGTTTGGAAAAAAACAATGAAATCATTTTTACATTTGACAATGGAAAGGAAGAGCTTGTTATCGATGGCTCTTCCTTTGATGTTATCGACTATGATGGGATTGAATCTACTGATTATGAAATAGTAACGGAAGATAATATCAACCATATCGGGGCAAGAGTAAAGAGAAAGAAATTGCTTAAGCGTCTTATATCAGTGGAATTTGATTATGTGGCAATCACATCAATTGAAGAGGTTGCGGCACAACGGCGTAGATTAACCAGATTTTTCACACCTTATTCAAGCGGTTTGCTTACCATTAAATTATTGGGCATTGATAGACAAATAGAATATGAGGTCCAAAAGTTTAAAATAAATAATAAAACAATTTGTGAACCATTATCCTGTCTTGTAGAACTTGTATGTGTTAACCCGGAATTATTATCTGCGGTAACTGTTGGGCAAAAAATCATGACACTTGTAGGAGGATGGAAATGGAAGTTCAGTCTCCCATTTAGGATGAAACAATATGGTCCATTGAAAAAGAACATATACATCGATGGAGATATGGAAACGCCGGTGGAAATTTACTTTCGGGGGCCAGCGGTAAATCCAATGATAAAGAACCATCGGACCGGAGAACACATAAAAATCATGAAGACATTAACGAGTAATGACACGATGTATATAAACACTGCGTACAGGCAGAAAACCGTCGAAATCGTCAATGGTAATGAGCGCGAAAACGCATGGGATAACTTGGATTTTTCTTCTAAATTTTTTTGGCTGTATCCCGGCGACAACATGATTGAATTTTCCGGTGATAGTGAACCGGAGAAGACGCGAGGTGTAGAAATATACTACCGGGAACGGTATCTTGGAATATAGGAGGGCATGATGCAGGAATGTGGATTTTTTAATGGTGATTATGAGTACGGACAGGATGAATTCAACCGGTACTTTGAGAACCTCTTCGAGAGTGGGGTCAGCATAGATGATAATGGTGAAATGACATTGAAGGTAACAGCAGGGACTAATGCGGTGACGGTATCGAAAGGTTTCGCTATTATCAAGGGATTCTATGATTATAATGATTCAGACTTGGTATTGCCAATTGTCCCAGACGCAAACTATGAAAGAATAGACCGTATTGTTGTGCGAGTGAACAGATTGTCCGGGCCAGTTGAGATAGTGGTTAAGGCGGGTGCGGCAGGGAGCAATCCTAAAGCACCCGAACTACAGAGAAGCGATAATGTGTGGGAAATATCCCTTGCAAAAATTAGCGTAAGGCCGAATGGAAGCGTTGAAGTAACGGATGAGCGTTTTGATAGTTCTGTATGCGGAGCCATCCGGCCGAAGAACCTTACCGAATACAAAGCTATGGTAACAGAATTTCAAAAACAATTTGATAAGTGGTTCGACGCACAGCAAGGGAAAGGCTGGCGGAATATCTTTATACAGCCGGATAACCCCGAAGGGAGCGTGACGGGAAGCATATGGATACAAGAGCAGTAAGATTTTACAGCCCAGACTTTCGGATGCTCAAAGAGGTAGACGATGCCGTTGTCATTTTTACAAAACGCTGGCATAGTTACGGTCAATTTGAAATCCATCTGGACCGGATGGAGGCATACATAAAAAAAGACAACCGTGTCCTGTTTGATGGTGATGAGTATAAGAATGGAATCATCAAATATATTTTCGAAGATACAGATGGGAGCGTTACGATTAAAGGCTTTACATTGTTGTGGCTCTTAAAAAACCGCATAACGGTTCCAGACGCTGGGAAGGACTATGTATACTACAATGCGCCCGTCGAGGATATCATGATAGATATCGTAAAAACAAATGCGGTGACTCCTGTCAACGGCAAGAGGAAACTGGAGCGATTTGAGGCTGTGGAATCCCTTGGGCGTGGGGAAAAAATGGCCTACCAGTCGAGTCATACGGAGCTTACCACTTGCTTAGAGGAGCTGTCAAAATATTCTATGCTTGGTGTGGCCGTAAGGATGGATATAAGGAATAAGAGATATGTATTCGAGGTGTTGGAAGGTACGGACCGAACAATACAACAGAAGGAACGCCCGCCTGTCGTATTCCGGGAAGAATACGATAATCTTAGTAATACCACTTATACAGTTAATGACAGCAACACAAAGAATTGTGCATATACTGCTGGGCAGGGAGAAGGAGCAGACCGGGCTATTTATATCGTTGGCGATGAGCTTTCCGGAGAGAGACGGCGCGAGGTGTATGTGGATGCAAGGGATGTAGAAGATGCAAGTGAACTTCCGGAGCGCGGTGCGGCAAAATTAGCGGACATGAAGCTTGAAGAGAATTTTGAATCCGAGGTTGATTCAGCCGATTACGGTAAAAAGTGGCAGCTAGGTGATATGGTGACCATTATCCATGAAGAGAGCGGCCTAACGCTGAATGATTATGTGGTTGAAATTGACGAAACGATGGACAGGGATGGTTACAGTGTCATTCCAACCTTTGGGGTGCCAGAAAAGGGGCTTTCTTCTGGTAGTAGCAGTGGGGCGGGATTTGGCGGTGGAGGCGCAGGAGATGCGCGGTATATTTATACAAGGTCCGTTCCTGCAGAAGTATGGGAAATCAATCACAATCTGGGTAAATTTCCTTCCGTTACAGTAACAGACAGTGCTGGAACTATGGTCATGGGCGATGTTGTGTATATAGACAGGAACAATCTGAAACTTATTTTTATTGGCGGCTTCGCTGGCTTTGCGTACTTGAATTAGGAGGCATAGATGAAAAATTTACAAAATATTGATTTGAACAAAAATGAGCTGCAGAACGCCAGACTACAGAACCTTGCGGCGGCTCCCGAAAGTCCGGTCGAAGGACAATTTTATTTTAATACCATTGATAAAACAATGTATATGTTTGCGGGCGGGGTGTGGAAGAACGCACTATACTCCTACACAGGTGAGACATTCACGACCGCATTAAAACAAAAACTTGATGCAATTGCATCGGGGGCAACAAAAGTCGAAAAGTCTTTGACGAATGGGAATATAAAAATAAATGGTTCGGAAGTGGTTGTATATGCACATCCGGGAAGTGGTACAAACCCACACGGAACTACGAAAGGTGATGTAGGCCTAGGGAATGTACCTAACGTGGCTACGAACGACCAGACACCGACGTATACAGTGGCCACAGCATTAAGCGCCCTGACATCTGGAGAGAAGCTTTCAGCAGCCTTCGGGAAGATTGCAAAGGCGGTTACAGACCTGATAGCGCATCTGGCCAACAAGAGCAATCCCCACGGTGTTACTAAATCACAGGTAGGACTTGGCAGTGTGGAGAATAAATCCTCGGCGACAATATTGAATGAGCTCACAAAAGCAAAGATTGTTGAGAAATTAGGATTCACGCCGGCGCAAATCAATATCGGCGCTGATGCAGACAAGGGTACGGCAACCGGAAGCAAAATAGTGTATATAGCAGCCGATACGAAAAAAATCTGGTTAGATAATGCGGCTAATGCATGGGTGCAGGTAGGGGGGCAGGATACCATAGCGTGGGGGAGCATTACAGGCAAACCATCTACTTTCACTCCTCCAGTCGCTTCCTCCACACAACTAGGCGGGATAAAGGTCGGAGAGAATCTGTCCATGACAGGGGGAGTGTTGAGCGCAAATAACAACCCATCGAGCTGTCTTATCAAACAACAGCGGTTCGTGGCTACAGAGGGACAAAAAACATTCACGCTTACAAGCGGATATTACCAGCCGGGACACGGCGGGCTTTCTGTGTTTATAAATGGCGTAAAACAAAGCTCTGGAATCTTCGTAGAAACTTCAAGTACGGTGTTTACTTTGAAAAGCGGGGTAAATGCAGGCGATGTTATACTTGCGGAGTATATGCAGTTAATTAATATAGAACCGTATCCGGTGCACGGCGCAGAACATATAGCCGGAGGGGCTGACCCAATACCAAATGCGACGGGAAGCGCCGCTGGCTTGATGAGCAACACAGATAAGACAAGAGTTGATAATCTCTATAAACGGATTGCCGCATTTGCGGTTACAACTGGGACAACGAGCGCGTATAAGGCATCTGTTCCGGGGGCCGCACTGGTGTCAGGAACGATGATTATTTTGATGTTCAACGCCGCAAATGCCGCAAATGCGACACTCAATGTCAATGGTCTCGGTGCAAAGCCAATCTATTATAAGGGAGCAGCAATACCAGCTAGCCGCGCGCCGGCAAATGCAGTCATACAACTCTTGTATGACACGACGCAGGTTAGTACTGGAGCATGGCATCTGGTCTATAGCTATGACAGTAATACGACGTATTCCCTCGCAACAGCAAGCGCGAACGGATTGTTGAGTAAGGAAGACTTCGCAAAATTGGCGAAAGTGTCAGCGGCAGAGATGGATTGTATAGCTGGCGTGACATCAGATATACAAACACAGTTAAATGGGAAAGCGGCATCGAACCACGGGAATCACGTACCTGCCGTACAAACAGCAGATGCACGAAAGTTCTTGAGAAATGATAATACATGGCAAAGCCTTCCGGCTGGCACTACTGGACAGACAGGAATTGTACAACTAAATGATAATATTAACAGTACATCGGTAGCGCAGGCGGCAACTGCGAACGCGGTGAAGAAAGCTTATGATAAAGCAAACCATAGTCATCCATATATAGCGACTTCGCAGAAAGGTGCTACAGGGGGCGTAGCTGAATTGGATGCTGCGGGAAAAGTACCAGCGTCTCAGTTGCCTAGTTTTGTCGATGATGTTATAGAAGGATATTTGAGCGGAGGAAAATTTTATAAAGAGTCTGCGCACACGACAGAAATCAGTGCAGAAGCTGGAAAAATTTATACGGACCTTTCCACCAATAAGGTCTATCGATGGTCTGGTAGTGCTTATGTAGTCATTTCGGATACTATTGCGTTAGGAGAGACAAGCTCTACAGCATACCGCGGTGATAGAGGCAAAATAGCTTATGACCATAGTCAGCTCAAATCCGGGAATCCACATGGAGTGACAAAAACAAACGTAGGTCTAGGCAACGTCCCGAATGTGGCTACGAACGACCAGACACCGACGTATACAGCTACGACAACACTTTCTGCGTTGACATCCGGAGAGAAACTATCGGCGGCATTTGGTAAGCTTGCTAAAGCTGTAGCAGACCTAATTACGCATCTCGCTGATACGACAAAACATATCACGGCGGCGGAACGTACTACATGGAACGCTAGGACAAAGAAATACAGCGCCGATATTGGGAATGGTACGGCCACGGAATTTACGGTCACGCATAATCTTGGTACGCAGGATGTGACTGTCATGCTTCGGGAGAAAGCATCGCCATATGAAATGGTTCTTTGCGATGTACAGATAACAAGTACATCCGCAATCAAACTGCTTTTTGCTGTAGCTCCTTCGGCGAATCAATACCGGGTGACGGTTACTGGATAGGAGGTATTATGAAAGGTCTTTTTAAGTATCTTAAGGTTAATGGATATGACGTGTACCATAAAGGTAATAAGCCTACGCCCGCAGAGATTGGAACTTACACAAAAAATGAAATAGATTCAAAAATTACAAGCAGTAATGGAACTAAAATAACAGTATCCACAGAACCGCCTACTACTCATGTGGTAGGCCAAGTGTGGTTACAGATTTAACGGAGGTAATACTAATATGGGAGCAATAAAAAAGAGTAAATTTAAGGTGGATAATGGTACTGATTTTGACACTATACACTTTGAAACATCATCGGAACAGATAACAGATAAGATTGTTTCGGTGGATGATTTGGAGCTTGTAACAGAACCGGGGTTTCTGGTTGATGCTCTGGTAGCTAAGCGGATAAATAGCAATTTAACGGCTTTAAATAATAATTTAGGATATGAATTAGGAAGTAGCGGATATACATATTATAAAAAGTATAATGACGGTACGCTCCTAATGTGGGGTATCGTAAGTATTGGCTACACCACTGGCTCGGGGACTATTAATTTCCCAATTGCTTTCAAGGATACTCTTTCTTATCAGCTCTTTGTGCAGCAAAAGTATGTGAGTTCGGCGTATGTATTTGAGATTATATCAGCGCAAAAAATGACCGGAAGTTTAGCAAACGTGTACAGCCGGAAGTATCCTACCACAACTGATAAGGTTGAGACACATGATGCCGACTGGTTCGCAGTAGGCCGTTGGAAATAACGCATAAATAAAATTTACTTCCAGCGACCGACCGCTATAATACTGATATCAGTCAACAATCCTGACGTACTTACCGGGTTGCAGAATGTCAGTCCTACCGATTGTAAGTCACTAGATGCACGTATGCTCGCCACATATGTCATACCTGCGGAACCGGCAGAAGCGGCTATCGAAGGTTTTGTAATGAATGCTTTTTCAAACTCGAAATATTGGGCTCCTGTGTGATACACAGAACCATATGCCGTGCTGTAGTTGTATGTTGCGCTCTTGGCAATCCAGCATAGTTGCGTACCATCTCTATAACGTACATAACCGGCGCCAGATTCTACGATGCCTCCGGTGCCTAAATTGCTATTTAAGTGAATATGTAACTTATTAACCTAGAGCTGCAAAGGCTCTATTTTTTATCTATGAAAGGAATAATTTTATGAAAAACATTCGATTTTTAGATGCAAATGAAATTGTATATGGTGAGGTAGAAAAACTCTCGCCGCATACAGTAAAGATTACTGGTGAGATTTCGCCGAATATCTCTGGTTTTCGCCTAGAACTTGATTCTGGAGCTGTATATGGAAAATATGATGGTTTTACCACGCTTTTCAAAGAAATTGAAGGCGGGTTTATTTTATCGGATGATGGTTCTATATACGTTGAGCCTGAGCCAATGCCGGAACCCGAACCAGTCCCGGAGCAAACACTTGAGGAAGTGCAGGAGGCAAAGGTTGCTGAAATGAATGACGCACAGCAGAAAATGATTCAAGAAGGAATTAATGTCACCTTAACGAATGGTACAATTGAACATTTTACGCTGACGGACCATGACCAGACAAGTCTCGTCGGACTGCAGGCGCAGGTCCTTGCAGGAGAGGAAAATATACCGTGGCATACCAGCGATGAGACCGAGCATTGCAAATTCTATTCTAATGCAGATATGGAGCTGATAACCGCGGCAGCGATGGCGTATGTGACATGGCATGTTACCTACTTCCGTGATTTAAGGATATACATCCGTTCACTGGCCGATAAAGCTACCATCGAATCAATACGGTATGGTGTAGAAATTCCGGATAAATACAAGTCCGATGTCTTGAAAGCGATGGAGGTAGCATAGTGAAACAATTCGTGAAATATTTGTTTTTGCTAAGTACTGGCGGAACGCTGTACTATTTTGTTGAAATTATTGCGAGAGGGTATAGCCATTGGACGATGTTTCTGGTAGGTGGTATATGTTTTATAGTAATTGGGTTACTTAATGAGGCAACTCCTAAAATGCCTTTGATTAGGCAAATGTTACTTAGTACGCTTTGGGTTACAGTTATTGAGTTCGTGGCTGGTTGTGTTATAAATTTATGGCTTGGTTGGAATATTTGGGACTATTCTGACCGAGCCTTTAACTTTATGGGACAAATATGCCTTAAAAATTCCTGCTACTGGTTCTTGCTATCGGCGGTGGCGGTTTACATAGATGATATGATAAGATATTTGTTATTTGGCGAAGAGCGGCCACATTACGACATTGTTTGAAAGGTAGGTAAAGAAATGTGACAGAGTGGGAAGTTTTTGGGGTAATTGTAGCACTTGCGGGATTTGCGATATCTATATGCACGCCTATCGTAAAGTTAAATACATCGATAACCCGTTTAGTAGACAAACTGAATAATTTAGATGAGGGTATGGACGACCTTACAGCAAGAAACAGTAAGTCTCATGAAAGATTGTGGAAACACAATGAAAGTCAGGATAAAACGCTCGTAGACCACGAGAAACGTATTGGAATTTTAGAAAAAGTAAAGGAGAATTAGTATGGAACAGGTTATGAATTATGTGAAACCGGAACTTATTGTTGTAGCGGTAGTATTATACTTTGTTGGAATGGGGCTTAAACAAGCCCAAGCTGTAACTGACAAATTTATACCTCTTATACTAGGAGGGGCTGGAGTTGCATTGTGCGCGGTATATGTGATTGCGACAACAACATTAAGGAGCGGACCGGATATCGCGATGGCGGTGTTTACGTCTATAGTGCAGGGGATTCTTGTAGCAGGGCTAAGTACATATACAAATCAGATTATTAAGCAGTCGGGAAAAGAGGAGTAGTATTTGAGGGGGGACTATCCTCTTTTTTCATGCAGTGATATTGATGCAAAAGAGGAGTGAGCGCATAAATGAAGACAATAAATACAGGGGAGAAGTCCTGTCAGGGTATGTTCCTGACCTCCCCCATATCCCCAGATGGGCGTGGCGAAATGCTGCGCCCTATTTTATTCCATTGGTAGGATGGTTTCAATCCACAGTCTAATACTGACTATATTTATTATAACAGAAGAGATGTGGGGTGTGGAAAATATTTGAAAAACCTCTTGACTTTTTGGCTGACATTAATTATGATGTATTTAGTGGCAGACAAAAAGTGAGGTGATTGCATGAGTCCACGAACAGGACGGCCGCCAATCGACAATCCAAAGTCAGAAAGAATCACGGTACGTTTAGGAAACGAGGAAAGCAATATTCTAAATGAGTATTGCCAACAAGAAAAAATTGAACGTGCAGAAGCTATAAGACGCGGAATAAAGAAATTGGTACCGGAACTAAAAAAATAGAGTAATCGCCAACCTACCAAGTCAACCGATTACTCTCACCAGAAGTTTCCTTCTGCAAATATTATAATGCAGGATGGAACTTCTTTCAAGAACAATTTGAAAGGAGATTTCATATATGCAAAATTTAACAGTAATTGAGAACGAGCTAGTACCAGTTTATGAGACAAGCACAGGGGAAAAGGTAGTATATGGTACGGAACTACATCAAGTGTTGGGAGTGAAGAGTGTGTATCGCGAATGGTCGGCACGAAGGTTGAAGGACTGTGACGCATTGGAAAAACAAGATTTTGAAGCCGTAGAGATTTCTACACCTTCTGGACAGACCATGAAAAACCACATCATCAAGCTAGACACTGCTAAAGAGATGGCAATGCTTGAGCGTAACGAGAAGGGCAAGCAGGTGCGGCGCTACTTCATCAAAGTGGAAAAGAAGTACAAGGAAATGACACATGATATGTTGGCTGATTTATCAACAGAGCTAAAGGCGGTCATTGTTGTTGATAAGCGAGTTACGAAAGTAGAACAAAGAGTGGAAAAGCTTGAAAATAATATGACCATTACCCACGAACAGATACAAGTCATAAAGAACCGGGTGAATCATAAAATAACTTGTTTGTTAGGTGGACGTGAAAGTAATGCATACAAAGACAGAACATTGAGAGGAAGGGCTTATAGCCGATTCAATAAAGATTATTGTGACTATTTCCGTATTAATGCAAGAGCTAATACTTTAACTGCTAAATTTGATGAAGCGCTCCAGTATATAGACCTATGGGAGCCGGACACAAATTTAAGGATTCAGATTCTGGACAGCAATTCACAAATTAATATGGAGGTGGCATAATATGAGCTTATTGATACCCACATACGAGGAAAAAGTGCAAAACGATAAAGAGCGGATGAGCATTATCAATGATATTATGAATATACAGAGTACAAAACACCTGCATACATTGGCGCTTATGTCAAGCAGGCTTCACTGTGATGAGATTAACAACATACCGCTATCATTGAATGATTTTGTCGATATGCTGGAGCTTCCGGTAGTTGTACGGTTAATGGACATATTTGAAAAAGAACCATCTCAGTATATTGTCAATGCGCAAATGATGGAATTGCTAAAAAAAGCTATCGAATCGTACACTGGAATGGAAGAGGAAAAAGAATCAGCATAATGAAAATGGCATGGTTTAAGAGCGAGTGTCTTTATATAACTATAATTTGAGAGCTTGGAGACAGGCTCTCTTTTTAGTGCAATAATGCACAGAAGGGAGAAAACATATGGCAAGTTATAACGTACACGCAGGACATTGCCCACAGGGGCAGGGAGCGTCAGGAGCCGTTGGCATGCTTAAGGAATCGGTTGAGGACAGGCTGGTAAAAGATGAGGTTATCAGGCTGCTAAGAGCCGCGGGGCACACCGTATATGATTGTACGGTTAATTACGCAACTACAAAGCAAGGGTGTCTGAATGGAATAGTGGCATTATGTAATCAACATGCGGTAAATCTTGATATTAGTATTCATCTGAATAGCGGCCGTAACGATTACAAAGGAGATAAATCAACGGGCGGCACAGAAGTATTTAATTATGATTCCCGTACTAAGGAAATATCAGATAGGATATGCCAGAACATTAGTGCCGCTCTGAGTATCCATAATCGGGGGACAAAATATGATAAAAGCTTACAGGTCCTTAACAGGACAAAAAGTCTTGCAATCCTTATAGAATGTTGCTTCGTTGACGATAAAGACGATGCGGACAGATGGAATTATAAGAAATGCGCGCAGGCAATTGTAGAGGGCATACTTGGGCGAAATGTGTCCGACAGCACCTCCTCAGGAGAGAGTACATCAACAGAACAAACATCCGGTACGTCAGGAACAGCTAAAGACGGTCAGGCAGTATGGCAGGCCTACGCCAGTGGCAAGTGGCAGAGCTATGTCAATGAGAACGGGACAGGCACAGAAGCTTATGCGGGAGTACTCGGGCAGGCCCTGCGTGCGCTTAGAGCTTATGTCAAGGGGACAGCGAAGAATGTCGGATATCTTGAGTACCGAGTACATAAGCTTAACGGCGGCTGGTACAACTGGCAGCGTGACCGTGAGATGGATAAGAACGGTGAGAACTTCGCCGGTGACTGCCGAAATCAGTTCGATGGCCTACAGATGCGCATTGTCGGTGCGCCGGGGAAACATGTCAAGTACCGAGTACATGTAATTGGCAAAGGCTGGCTTGATTGGGTGACCGATTGGGGCAGCGGAAACAATGGATATGCCGGCTGGTATGGGTATGTCATTGATGCCGTACAGATTAAGATTGTATAAAATATCCCCGGGAGCAATCCCGGGGAGTTATATTATAGTGAGTGTTTGATTTCTTTATAATCATCTTTGAAATTGTTATAATCATCTTGATTGTTGACCTTGAAATAGTAGCCAGTCTCATCATCCGTCCTACCGTCAAATCCACCTTGGAATTCCCAGCCTCTATCAATAAGTCCGTTAATAACTTCTTTGATTAAATCATAATCTTTAGTAAATATAACAGCGCTTGGCGTTCCGACATATTTATTTTCATATCTTCCGGTTTTAGGGTTATAGATTTCTTCGTATCTACGTCCTTCATATTGTATTTTCATTATACATACCTCCGATTAATTTATTTTTCTTATCTTGTAATTACACTATACACTATTTTTTATATAATGTCAACACTTTTTTATAAAATAATTTATATGATATAAAAATAAGTATTGACACAATATAAAATAAAGTGTATGATGAAGAAAAAGGAGGTGCAATATGCATACAGATGTAAGAGAATATATAAATCTTTGTAGGGTGAAACGGGGAAACATAACAGAAGCAGAGCTTGCTCGTAGGACAGGGCAGACACCACAGAACATGAACAACAAATATAAGAGAAATACTTTTAAAATATCAGAACTCGAGAAAGTTGCGGAGGCCCTCGATGCCGACCTGAAAATTTCCTTTATTGACAAGGAATCAGGACAGCCAATAATATAAAAAAGTGTGTATTATACAAATAAAATAGTTTAAAAAATATAAAGAATAATATAAAATAGAGTTGACATAATATAAAAAATAGTGTATACTAAAGATAGTTAAGGAAGGCAAGTAACTTAACAAATATCAGAAAGGAGACAGTATGAAAGACATGGGAATGACTGATAAGCAGTTTAACGGTTTCATAAGATTTTTGATTGACGATATCAAAGAAGTACAAGAGGAGAAAGACGAAAAGAAGAAAGAAGAGAGGCTACAGAAAATATTAGATAATCTACAAAGTACATTAGAAGATTAAAGGTAGCAAAGGAGGGCGGGCTTGCCACCGCTCCCCTGCGAGAACAGTATAACATATTTACGAAGAATAGTCCATTAAGGAGAGTTTTTATTTTGCCCATTAGTTTTTTCAGACATAAATTCATTCAATTTCTCGGCGGCTTCTTCCAAGCTCGAAAAACGCCCAACATGATATTGTTTGCCATTAAAAAATGGCATGACTCTCCATTTTTGCGCTCCCTTATCCCAAGATATATATTTTACCCCAGATTTACGACCTTCACCAGCATGTCTTTTTTTACTTAAGTTCCGCTTTCCTTCTTTTATTTTTTCTGGATTTGCCCGTTTCCATTCGAGGGACTGTGCATTATCTACAAGTTTTAAGTGCTCTTTAGCGCACTTTGGACAGTATCGTTGATTGCCGCTATTTTTAATTACAATTGCACCACATAATTCGCATGTTATTGGACTACCAAGCGGTATATAGTTATTGCTTTTTTTCGCCTCCCGCATTTTCCTCTGTGAGTCCTTTTTCCGTTCTACCCGGCAAGCAGGACAATACCATGCACGAGGGCCGCCGATAAAGCTACACTCGCATGACTTGCACACTCTTGGTATCATATTTTTACTCATAGCAAATCCCTCACATCACACTCTAGTGCATCAGCCAGCGCAATAGCATTTTTGAGAGTCATGTTACCAGTATCACTCGATAATGATTCGTATTTCTGTATCTGCCGGATGTTTATTCCGGCCTTTTCTGCAAGTTCATTCTGAGTCATTCCGCAGGCGGTCCGCTGGAAGAGCAGGCCGCAAATTTTATTGTTGTGGCAGTCGAGACCCCTGTTTACAAGAGAGCAAATGCCGCACATGCCGTCTGTCCTGATGCAATCTGGATATCTTTTCATATTCTTTCACCCTACCATTCTACTATTTCATCTTTGTATTCTTCTACCCATGAGCCTTTGAGCAACCATCCTATATCAGAAAAGTCCACGTCTCTCTGCCAGCCGTTTTCTTCTTCAAATTTGGAAAAGTTTTCTTCAGCTATTTCGGTAATGTCTTCTGCCACTTCCCAATCAAAAATGTCTACGCCCTCATCTTCCAGCTTTTTAAGAGCTGCCATTCTGTGTGAACCGGTCATTAATTCGTCATTCCAAATAAGGATAGGGCATCCAACAAAGCCGTTTTTTCTCATACTCTCTGCAATTGCATTTACCTTTTCTTCGTCTACATTATTGATAAGAGCTTTATTTGCTATATTTTTATACTTCAT